AAAAACTGCAGGAAATTTTAGAATTAGAAGAGCTGGTAGAAGATCCCTTGGCAGACCTGGTGGATGAGATAGTGCTGGATCCTACACATGTGCGTGTGAACTTTCCTCCCTTTTATCACTACAGAATCACAGAAGAAAAAGAACCGTACCTGGTGGGCAAGAGTCACTGGCGAGGAGATCTTGTTGCAGGCGAGTACTGCCGTGACCACGGTGACATGACCGCCGAACTGGCTCGCATGTTTTTGAAACTGTGCGAACGCTATGCCACACGATCAAACTGGCGCGGCTACACCTACAACGAGGAAATGCGTGGACAGGCCTTGCTACAGCTGAGTCAGATTGGTCTGCAGTTTGATGAATCCAAGAGTCAAAACCCATTTGCTTACTATACCGCTGCCATCACCAACAGCTTTACTCGCATTTTAAACATAGAAAAGAAAATGCAAAATATCCGCGATGATATCTTGGAAATGAACGGGCTCAATCCTTCGTGGACTCGACAGAATTCTGGTCGAGCACATCAGCAGTCAGGTCCTGTAACTGTACTCGATCCGGCAGAATTTCAGGCTAGACTCGACAAAGAAGAAATATAACCAAACACATTGACTTGCAGCATGTCATGAGTGTATACTTGTGCAATGCCTCGACATCAACAAGGATCTGATGAGTAACTTATTTAAAAAAGCTGCGGTCTGCACAGATATACACCACGGTCTCAAGTCTAACAGTCTGACTCATAACCAAGATTGCAGCGATTTTATAGACTGGTTTATTGCCACTGCCAAAGAAAATAGTTGCGAAACTGGATTTTTTCTTGGTGACTGGAATCATCATCGAGCCAGTATCAATATGCAAACTTTGCAGTTCAGCTTGCGTAACTTAGAAAAGCTATCCAATGCGTTTGAGAGATTCTTTTTCATTCCTGGTAATCACGACTTATATTATCGGGATCGTCGCGATATTCATAGTACCGAATGGGCTGTTCACTTGCCCAACATTACCATTGTTAACGACTGGTTCAACGAAGGAGATGTTGTTATTGCTCCATGGCTGGTTGGCAACGATCATAAACGGATTCCTAAGTTATCCGGAAAGTACTGCTTTGGTCATTTTGAATTGCCGCATTTTAAAATGAATGCCATGGTAGAGATGCCCGATCACGGCGAACTCAAAGTTGACAACTTTGGTGGATTTGAAGAAGTCTACTCCGGACATTTTCACTTACGACAGAAAAAACGCAACATCAACTATATCGGTAATTGTTTTCCACATAACTTTGCCGATGCCGGCGATGATAAACGCGGCATGATGATTAAAGAGTGGGGCAAAGAAGATCAGTATCTAGCATGGCCTAAACAACCACAATATCGTGTGTTAAATTTGTCAGACATCATTGACCATGCTCACGAGTTACTAGCACCTGGTATGCATGTGCGTGTAGCATTAGATATTGAGATCAGTTACGAAGAAGCTAACTTTATCAAAGACACATTTATTCAAACGCACCAGTTGCGTGAAATGGCGCTGATTCCAAATCGGCACGCCAATGTTGAAGAGAACATGGCACCGGGCGATGTTAAATTTGAAAGTGTTGATCAAATTGTTATAGATCAAATTACTCGCATTGAAAGTGAATTCTACGATCCAAAACTATTGTTAAAAATATATCATCAACTATGAGTTCTAAAATTGGAATATATGTTGATCCAGAAATAAGTCAGGTACTATCAGAGAAATATAATATCTTAGACTGTTTGGAATTCAAGCAGTTTGATCTAGATTTCAAATGGTTAGAAAACTGGTTGCAAGCCAACCATCGAGAGTCGTTTGGTGCTGACGATCGTTTTGTTATAGTGCATTTTGACTGTGATTTCTATTGGAAAGGCCACGGACTCAACCTCAATAACTTTATTGAGATGTGGAAGTATTATGATTTGCCATTGTATACTATACTTCTTTACACCAATCACATGGGTATAAGTCGAGAAGTAAATGATATTTGTAAACAATATCACAAGAACGATCGCCCAACTGTGATAGAAACTGTTATAAATCCACTAAGCTATCGACTAGATCAATATACTGACATTTCACTTGGTGTAGATGCAATTGACATTCATTCCGTCTGTTTGATGGCCGGGACTCCGCGAAGTCACCGATGGGCTACGTTTAATCATCTTAAAGACTTGTACCCAGAACAGATTGCAATGACGCTAACTGGTGCTAAACAATGATTGTGTTAAAATCAGATCCACCGCTAAGAGCCAATGATAAGTTTATATACACTGATCAAATCGACGGTACACCGTATCCGCACAACATTAAACACAAGCTGATTAAGGATAGTCAGACTGTATCTATCGGGCAGGTGCAACTTGATTTTTATCAACATGCTGCGCTGGATATTGTAACCGAAACAGTGTTTGACTATCCGTATCCGTTTATTAGCGAAAAAACATTTAGACCAATTGCGTGTAAACGCATGTTTATTATTGTTGGACCGTGTGGTGTGTTAGAGATTCTTCGTACTCGTGGATTCCAAACGTTTAATGATTTTTTTGACGAATCGTATGATATGATCTGCGATCCTGAAAAAAGATTCCTAGCAGTAATGAGTACTATAAGGGAAGTTTGTTCTAGACCCTTGTCAGAACTTAAAGATTACATCAATCAAAATCAATTAAAAATAGAGCATAACTTTTCTAACCTTTTGTCGTTGCGTAAAAGGGAAGTAGAAATTTTGAAAAAACAGTTAGACCTGTTATAATATCATAATGATCCAAATTAAAATTATTACTGCCCGTAATTTCCTTAGTATCGGTAATGCTACTCAGACAGTGGACTTTGATCGCAACGATCTTACACTGGTGCTAGGTGAGAACTTAGATCTCGGCGGCGACGGTGCCCGTAACGGCGTAGGTAAAACAGCTATCTTAAATGCGCTGGCCTATGCATTATACGGAAGCGCACTTACTAACATACGAAAAGACAATCTAATCAATAAGACCAACGGTAAGAACATGTTGGTTACATTAGACTTGACCGTCAATGGACATGATTATCGAATTGAGCGAGGTCGTAAACCAAACGTATTAAGATTTTATGTAGACAGTGAAGAAAAGATTGCTAGTGATACCTCGCAGGGTGACAGCAGAGAAACACAAGCAGATATTGAACGTATCTTAGGCATGAGTCCGGATATGTTTAAACATGTTGTTGCACTGAATACTTACACCGAACCTTTCTTGAGTTTGAAAGCCAACGATCAGCGTACCATTATTGAACAGTTGCTGGGTATTACTATGCTGAGTGAACGTGCGGAGAAAATTAAAGAGCTCAACCGTTCAACAAAAGATTCAATTACACAAGAAGAATTTCGTATTCGTGCTGTACAAGAAGCCAACAAGCGTATCGAAGAACAGATCGAAAGCCTGCGTAAACGACAACGAATGTGGATTACCAAGCAAGCAGAGGATGTTACCAAACTTGAATCTGCTGTTGCCAGTCTTGAGCACATTGATATTGAAGCAGAAGTTGCTGCACACAAATCCTTAACAGAATATAACAATCTGGTTAAAGAACTTGCCGATACATCCAAATCATTGACCAGAGCTCGACTTGATCAGGATCGAGAGCGCAAGTCTGCAGACAAGTTAGCGGCAGAAGTAGCTGCATTGTTAGAACACAAGTGCCATGCTTGCGGACAAGATCTGCACGACGATAAACACGAAGCTATTATTGCCGTCAAACAAGATGAATTTGACAAAGCCTGTGTTGAAGTTGACTTACTGGGTGTTGGCATAATGGAGTTAGAAAATGAACTAGAAGACCTAGGTGAAACTGGACCACCACCGGTTGTATTTTACGATACATTAGAAGATGCGCTTAACCATCGTAATAGCCTTGAAGCACTTCGCAAGGAGCTCGCCATACGGTCAGTAGAAACAGATCCGTATGGCGAGCAAATTGTCGACATGCAAAGCCAGGCCTTACAAGAAGTTAGCTACGATCATATGAATGAACTAACAAGACTACAAGAACATCAAGATTTTTTGCTTAAATTACTAACCAGCAAAGATTCTTTTATTCGTAAAAAGATTATTGAGCAAAACTTGCTGTATCTCAATAACCGGCTTACACATTATTTAGATCGCATTGGTTTACCACATACTGTTGTATTCCAGAACGATCTTACGGTTGTAATCGAAGAGCTAGGTCGAGAACTGGACTTTGACAACTTATCTCGGGGCGAACGTAACAGACTTATCCTTAGTATGAGCTGGGCATTCCGTGATGTGTTTGAAAGTTTATATCAACCAATTAATGTGTTGTTTATTGACGAGATGATTGACAGTGGTCTTGACACACAAGGGGTCGAGATGGCGTTGGCTTTGCTTAAACAAATGAGTCGTGAACGCAACAAGAGTATTTGGCTTGTTAGCCATAGAGATGAACTAGCAGGGCGTGTTGAAAATATACTTAAAGTAATCAAAGAAAATGGATTCACCAGCTACGATTCTAGTTCATCATGAAGATTCTGATCACAGGTAGACGCGGGCTAGCTGCTGCACTGATAAATACCTTACAGCAGCATCATGTGTTTTCAACTGATCAACAAAATTATAACATTAAAAACGTAAAAAATTGGGCTTCTGAATTTAGCGAGTTCGATATTTGCATAAACTGTGCATACGATTCGTGGCATCAAGTTGGTGTTCTAGAACAGTTTTATGCAATGTGGAAAGATAATCCTAAAAAAATTATTGTCAATATTGGATCTACTGTATCTAACTACTCTCGCACTGAACTAGATAAAGAATACGAATATTCACCTTACCGGTTGCATAAGCAAGCGTTAGAGCTATGCTTTAATAAACTAGTCAGAGTTGCTCAGTGTGATATTAAACTAGTTAATCCAGGTCCTATTGACACTGACATGATATCTCATTTAAACTGTACCAAGATGTTGCCTGCACATGTTGCGTATAGGATATCTTGGATTATCAATCAACCGGACATTAAACGCTTAGACTTATGGCTATAAATTGGCAATTTTATCACTGGCACCTAGAGCCTAGCGCAATCTGCGCTCTCAAATGTCCGCGGTGTCCTAGAACAGAACATCCGGATACCCCTTGGTTAAACTACAGCATGGATTTGAATTTCTTCAAGTCCTTTATGACCAAAGATCGTTTACGCAACGATGTTAAACGTCTGACCATGTGCGGCGATGTTGGAGATCCAATTTACTGTAAAGACTATATAGAAATTTGCCGTTATGTTAAATCAGTTAACCCTCGCATACATATTTTTACCATTACAAACGGAAGCCATAAGTCTGTGGCTTGGTGGAAAGAGTTTGCTAGTGTTTGTAACGAATACGACAGCATAAACTTTAGTGTCGACGGTCACAATCACGATTCCAACAATCTGTATCGTATCAACAGCAATTGGAAAAGCATTATTGATGGCATTCGTACACTGAGAGAAAATAACAATTGTGTGTTTATCAACTGGGCGTTGATTGTGTTTAGCTTTAATCAAGACCATATTGATAATATCAAATCACAAGCCGCTGCTCTAGGCATGGACTCGCTACAAATTACCAAAAGTACAAAGTTTGGTAGCAAGTACGGTGAAGCTTATCAAGGCGATGCTGACCCGTTAGAGCCAAGACCGGAATGGATATCCAGTAGTCATCGCTACGAACGCAGTATAATTGACATCAGCGGAAGACAGGTACCAAACCTGGACTATCTGGAGCATAACAAGATTATGTTCCATAAGGTTAAAAATCAATATCAAAATGCACCTGTTGTGCCGTTGTGCGAAATTGGTAACAGGGGAATTTATGTCAATGCTGAAGGTGTTGTATTTCCTTGCTCGTGGACCAGCTTTCCGTATACCAGCCTTAGTGATGGACGAAAAACTATCAAGTGGGAAGACAGCTTCTTTGCACAATATAGAGACCGCATGAATCTTCGTAATCGCAGTTTAGAAGATATAGTCAGTGATCCGTTATGGAATTTATGCAGTCGAGGTTGGCAGGATAGTAACAAGACATGGGTAGAGTGCAGTCAAAAATGTTCGCAGAATCTAGTTGATGAACAATATGCAGTAGGTTGGGAAACAAACTAATGTCAAATGTCAAGTTTGCATTTGAAACGCATAGTACAACTGGACTTACTGATCCACAATTTAAAGTTTTGACAAATGCCAATCACAGTGTTATAACTATGCCAGCGGGCACTAATGTGATAGAGTTTTTTTCTAATTCAGATAATGGTCTTAGACTTGATTTTTTCAGTAAGACCGAAAATGATACTGTAATCATCAACGGGGTTATTGAACGCGATACACAATTTCATATCGAAGCTGTCTGGTGCGACGGCATACGGTTAGAGCAATGGTTTGTACATCATGCAATTTACTATCCTAGATACTTTGCAGGATTCCTGGAACAGTTTTCAGATTCAGTATCTGAGATTACAGCGCCTTACCAATTTAACTTCCCTGGAATTATTAGTTGGAATTGGACTGGTGATTTTTGGGATTGGTACTTCAAAGAAAAAAACTCACGAGAAGTTATCAACTTTATGGACAACGATCCTGATCGAATTTGGAAGTTCCGCGGAAGTTTAGACTCCTGCGAAGATATTGTAGTAAAAATTAAAAAATTAATGGATATATGAAAAAGTTTGTTTTCATCAACATACCTAGCCAAGAACTAGAACGTCCACCGGCTGCTGCGGCAGCGATCAGTGCGTGTGTTCGGCATGTTGGGTGGGACTGTAAAGTGTTTGACTTTAACTTATATCTAAATAAAAACGTTGACTCTGATACTTGGGTTGCATTAGAACAATTTTGGCGTTGCAAATCGCTTGAACTAACACCCAAAGTCAACACCAAGTTGCAAGAAGTAGTAGATAACTTTATTGTACAGATTAAAGAATACAATCCTGACATGATAGGTATTTCGGTTTTTTCAAGATTCAGTGTAATACCTGCCTGGGTAATGCTGCAGAATATACGCCCCAAGACACAGGCTAAGATAGTTGTAGGTGGCGCAGGCAGTTATACATTGCCCAGTAGCTTACCTGGTTTGGAAAATTTTGATTTCACACATAAAAAAACAACTTTTGCTGCACTGACTAAAGAAGTTGGTATTGCCGATCACTATATTCAAGGCGACGGCGAAATAGCCATTATGGAACTTCTGCAAAAACATGAAACTATTGCAGGACTTGATGGCATTACACCTGTACAAATAAAAGACTTAGACAATTTGCCGCATCCTAACTATCAGGATATCGAACCGAAAAAATACTTGTACACACACGAACCTGGAATTTATATCACTGCCACTAGAGGATGTGTTCGCAAATGCACTTTTTGTAGCGTCCCAGATATTTGGCCTAAGTTTACTGCTAGATCAGCAGCTGATGTACTAAGGGAGATCAAGCACAACAACAAAACACACGGTGTAAATTTGTTTCAGTTCACTGACAGCTTGCTCAACGGAAACATGAAAGTTTGGAGAGAACTTAATCGTCAGTTGATTGATGCAAAAAAACAAGATCCAAGTCTAGCCAATATCAAATACATTGGACAGTTTATTTGCAGAACACGAATGGAACAAACTGAATCAGACTGGGAACTAATGGCCAAAGCTGGTGCTAATTTGTTGGTAACCGGCTTTGAAAGTTACAGTCCACATGTACGTAAACACATGGGAAAAAATTACAGCAATGCTGACATAGAGTTTCATTTGAAACAATCTGCTTATCACGGCATTAGAAACGTAGCACTGATGTTTGTAGGGTATCCTGTAGAAACATTAGAAGATCACGAATACAATCTTGAATTCTTACATAAATTTCAAAAGTATGCCAAGGCTGGTGTAATACACATGATTCGATGGGGTTATACCGGTATGTTTTCGGATCCAGGAAAAATTGAAAAGCCAGGCGAGGTTAAACTTATTACCGATCCAGACTTTCTTAAAAAGTTTAAAAACTTGCCTCAAGGTATTCGTGGTATTGCATTAGGGTTTGGATGGATCAACGAACTCAATCCTTCCTTGGATTTGCGCGAGCGCATACGGCGAAGGTTAGAACTTCACGAACTCAGTGTAAAGTTGGGATGGCCGCAGACTCGCAACAGAGAAGAGCTACAGATTATATACAACATCCTACATAATTTAAATAGCAATAGCCTTGACGCAGAGGAGTTTAACAAACTCGACACATTGTTGGATTTTCATTGATAATTATGAAATTTTATTATCTCTCTATTGATGTCATAACTATGCATATGACATGGTATTACAGCGGACAAGAGATTACAGAACTACCCGATGATTGCGTTGGGTTCGTCTACTTGATTACTTGTGTTGCAACCGGCAAGATGTATGTGGGCAAGAAGCTCGCAAAGTTTGCAAAGACCACGTATAAAGTAGTAAAATTAAAGAATGGCACTAAAAAACGTAAAAAAATTAGAAGCAAAATCAATTCTGACTGGCAACAATACTACGGCAGCTCTCCCAATCTCACAGAAGACGTCAATCAGCAGGGCACACACAATTTCAAACGCGAAATATTATACTACTGTAAATCACGATCAGAATGCTCATACGTAGAAGCACGTGAACAATTTTCACGTCGAGTGCTGGAATCAGATGACTACTACAATGGTCACATTCAGTGCCGCGTCCACGGATCACATATAAAAAACAAAATCTAACAGGCAACTAACGGCAGTAACGACCAGCACCAGTCTATTTCGGGTGCCCTGAACCTGGACGAAAGTCTCAGGGACGGAAGTCTTCTCGCTGCAAGAAGCACTCAATCACTATCCTTAACAGGACGAAGATCACAAAATGCTGTGGTTTGATTGTTTGAAAAGATAAAACAAAGCAAAAAGGAAGGGAGAAAAACCCTGCGCTTGTACATACGACTGCGTGTGTGTACAAACTGCCGTTGTATAAGACGGAGCTCGAGGTACCGGACAACCGCCTCTGTAATGCTCTAACGCTAGTGTGGTGAAGTAGACTCAGATGAGGTCAACCATTT